TGAGTTACGCAGGATGCAGGGTGAATGGGCGGATCGTGTGCAGTCTGTTGCCGCACCGCAGCAGCAGGAGTTAGATCCTGTTACGCAGTTGCGAGCGCAGTCTACGGAAGAAGAAAATAAAGCAATGGACTTTATGGACTTCTATGTGGAGCAGCGTACGCATCAGAAATTCGCGGAATTGGAAGGTCGCTATAACGATTTGTTACAGCGGGTCCAAAAAAGCGAAGCATCATTGCCCACGATAAATTCTCACATCAGAGAGCAGGCCGTGTCTCGCACGAACTCGGCAGTAGAAGAGGCCGTGCAGGCTCATGGCAATGATGTGAGAAACCCGAAATGGACACCAGAGATGCTTCGCCTTATGGCGAATGACGGCAGAGGAACGCCTCATCTTAACCCCAATACGGGCAAACCCTACACCGTAAAAGAGGCCTACGAAAAAGTGGCTGGTGTTACGGCCAACAGTGCAAGTGCCTTGCGAAGTGCCAACCAGAAGACGCGCAGGGGTGCAAAAAATGCAGTGCGGGCCAACGCATCGGTCAATGCCTCCGAGGACGGGTCGGCATTAACCGACAATGAGGTCTTGTCTAAATTACAGGGCCTTGGATTTGAATAACATGTTATAAGGAGAATTAACCGTGGCTAACACAAGCACTACTGAAACCTGGGATGCTGCGTGGACGCTGACCATGCGGGCGAAGCGCAAGAGATTGACGGACAATTTCTTTGATTCATACCCGACATTGGAGGCTTTTCGCTCTAGCGGTTCCCTGGAAATGGAAAATGGCGGGAAAGAGATCCAAGAAGACATTCTCTATTCCGGCAACTCTGCTGAATATTTCAGCGGCTATGATGTGTTGAATACGGATGCAGTCGATGGTATCACCGCAGCTTTCTATCCGTTTCGTTATGCCAGTTGTCCCATCACTATCAATCATATTGAAGAGATGGAAAACCGGAAAACCGATGCGGCGATGAAGTTGCTGGAAGCCAAGACGCAGCAGTCGATGCTCACCTTGCGCGATCAGATCAACAGTTCGATCTACTCCGCGCAGACAGGCAAGGCTCCGTTGGGCTTTCAAGACATTATTGCTGATGCTCCCTCTTCTTCGCCCACCACCTTGGGTGGAGTTACTGTCAGCGGCAATAGCTGGTGGCAGAATAAGACGGAAAACGCCACCTCCGATACGTCTTTCAAGACTATCACCGGGACGAATTTCTATGAGGGCATGATACGCATGAGTACGTTGTGGAACGAGGTTTCGGAAGGCAACGAACAGCCGACCCATATCTTTACCACCAACGGTATCTATGCTGATTATGAGGAGATTTTTGAAGGCACTGGCTACCAGCGTCTCAGTTCCAAAGACACTCCTGGCGTAGACGGACGATTGCCATCTTATCGTGGCATTCCCGTGCAGTATGACCGTGATTGCGGCTCTAACCGCATCTATTTCCTCAATACCAACTACCTTAAGTTGAAGATGCAGAATGGGATGAACTTTGCAAAGACTCCGTTCCGCGAGCCAGCCAATCAGATGGCGAAAGTTGCTTTCATCATCGTTGGCCTTCAGCTAACGACCAACAATCGTCGTAGGCAGGGTGTTGTTATTAACGTCAACGACTAAAATCCGAGCCGCAAGCCAATGCAGCTTTTAAGCCTAGAAACGGGCAAAGGAGAATGAATAATGTCACGCAATGATAATGCCAATTTTGGCATTGGCGGTATCGGTGGCGCAGGCAATGTTGGTATTTACACCGAATCATCTACCGCGAAGTATCAGTTGGGCCATAAGTTAGAGTTGTTTGATGGACGCATCTTTCGTTACTGCAATTTTGATGCTGCGGTGACGGTGGGGAAGATGGTCTGCGCCGATCAGTCAACGGGTGCAGCCGATGAGATTTCGGACGGAACCATTTCCGGTGGAAGTGCTGGTTCTACTGCTGTGACGCTAACTGCATCTGGCAGTGCTGGACCCCCGGCTGATTTCCAGGGTGTGTCGGCCAACGATTATGCGGGTTCGTACCTGCATACAACCGATGGCGATGGGGAAGGTTTTACATACCGGATTAAGAGCAATGGCGCGGCTAGCAGCGATGCTGTCGAGTTTACGCTCTACGATCCGCTTGTAACAACACTCACCAGCAGTTCTAGTGATTGGGCTATTAGCGCGAGTCGCTATAACAACTGTCACATTACTGATGCGACCCATGGAACGCTTGTCGATCTTTTTCCAACGGGTGTTACAATGCGAGGTATCACCTCCGGGTATTTTGCTTGGGTGCAAACCAGGGGGCAGGCAACATGCTTGGCCGATGGTACAATCACCGAAGGCAATCAACTAACGCTATCGGATGGCACTAACGGTGCTGTGCAACTCAAGGATGCGGAGACTGAAGTTGCTATAGGCCACGCCTTGACAACGGTTGCAACTGGTGAGTATGCGCCAGTAATGTTGAGCTTGGAGTAATTAACACAGGGGGAGGGGTCAATGGCCCTTCCCCCATTTATTATTTGAAAGGCAAGATTGTGAATAAAAAAAATACTCCCAATATGGATTTGAGCGAGGCAATGGAAGCCGAAGCTGCACTTGCTCCAGCGGTAGCCACTCCCCAGGAAGCTACTCCTCCAAGTGTTACAGCCGACCAGATAGCTGAAGTTATTGCTGCGGCGAGCGATGATGTAAAAGAGAAGATTCGTATTCGCCTCGACCTTAACAAGACTCATGCCAGGGCTCGCAAAAACAAGGTCAACAACCAGCAGGTTCGTAACACCGTAAAGGCTTTTGGCGAGGTGACTCATGCGCCAGATTTTATTGCCGATCCTCCGAGTCGTATCAAGGAGCGCGGGCAGGATGCGGTTGATATTTGGAAAAATCGCTGGCTCGAAGGCAATGGTAACAATTTGAGCGAGTATGACTTAGACCAGATTGCTGCCGAAGCTACTATGTAAGATGGCTGATCCTATACACGGAGATCTGACGGTATATGGAAACATATTTGCGGCAGGATACCGTGGCGATGGAACGCAGCTACGGTCATTGGCAGCACCTCGGATGACCTCTACGGAGCGCGATGCGCTGAGTGATGTGGCTAACGGTTTTATCCTTTACAATACAACCACCAATAAGCTCCAAGTTCGAGCCGATGGTAGTTGGGCGGATCTACATTGACAAATTTACAAGTGATGCAAATCGCGCTTCGCCGCGTTGGGCTGGCAACTACTTCGACCACGTTTAAGGATGGAGCAAGGGATTATTTAAATATCGTTAGCAAGGATATTGCCGCTAGAGCCAAGTGGTTTTGGCTCTTTAAAGAAGGTAATTTTACGTGCGTTCAAGATCAACGCAGTTATAGCCTTGCCTCGGATGTAGCGGAGCCTCTTTCTTTTCGCAACCATACCGAAAACCATATCATGGTGGTGTGGAGCAGCCAAGACCTCGATGCAAGTGATCCCGATCACTCTGTTACGGGCGATTCCCGCTTTGTAAGCATCAATGGAATAGACAGCAGCACAGGCTATGTTACCGTGTCACTCTATCCGTTGCCTGACAATAGCACCGATGTTGTAAAATATCGCTATTATGCTTTTATACCCGACTTTGACTCGGATGATGATGGCAACTCGCTGGACACATATGTTCACCCTATTGTTCAGCCTGCGATAGTCTTTGGCATAAGTGCGCTTTATAAAGAAGAAAAGGGCGATGACCAAGGAGCGATGGTGGACAAAGCTGAGATGGAGCGCATCATACAGCGAGGATTGACGCAAAACAGGCAAATAGATGGAAATCGCTCTTTCCGTATGCGTAGGCGCGATGACCTTGCTCCGGGCAGGTTTAGCTTCCAGCCCGTTGAAGGAAGTCTTTCCTAAATGCCTATAAATGCAAGCTCTGTTCAATATGGACCCTGGCAAGGTGGTGTGCGCTATGATCTTCCTACGGAAGACTTAGGGGCAAATGCTTTGTTTTCGATGTCTAATTGTCGAGTGGGGCAAGCTGGACAGGTAGAAAAAAGAAAAGGGTTTGCCAAGTTCAATAGCTCGGCATTAAATAGCGATGCTACGATTACGGCAGTGGGCCAAGTTACACTGGCAGGAACGGAAAAGACTTTTGCCATCGCAGGAAATAAGTTCTACGATGTTACGGGTGGTACGGGAACAGACAGGACGGGATCTGTAACAATAACAGCAGGAAATGATAACGTCTTCCAGTGGGTGCTGGCGGGATCAACTTTGGTTTTAACCAATGGCGTAGATACCGACTCTGTAACATGGGCTGGTGGCACGAACAACCTCGCAGCCCTTGACGATGACTCTCGATTTACGAAGGGCAAGCACATATCCTATTGGGACAACAGGCTATGGATTGGCAATGTTGATGGGGCAACCTATCAGCTATGGAGATCCAATACGGGAGACATAACTGTATGGGGCTCTACGGATTACTACAATTTTGATTACGATATTACAGGCATTGCTCCTATTGGCAATGCCCTTGGCGTACATACGGACCAGGGAATACACACACTGACTCCTACGGGAAACGCAACGGTTCCTTATCAAGTTTCTCGCCGCGCACCCGTTGGGACTGTTTCTGGAAGAGCGATTGTAACACTTCCATCGGGCTTACAGTTGTTTCCTCGCCTTGATGGGTTCTATGCGTGGGACGGTAGCGATCAAGTAACAAAAATCAGCAAGGCGTTAGATGGTTCGAGGTTTTGGGACAACCTCAATACAGCTAAGTTAAGCCTTTCTCATGGGATATATTATCCGACAATGAATGAGGTTTGGTGGTTCATTCCCTACGGCTCTTCGCAGGCTACGAATAATTACGCTATCGTTTATAATACGCTTCTTAATTGCTGGTCGGGTCCATATACAAACATGGCTCGGGATTGCTCGGCTTTAGTCGATGATGTTCCTCATGCGGGTGGATTCAATGGCATTGTCTACATCCACGACAAGAACAACAACGATGACTCTTCTGCTATAGCATCTTCATTTGAAACAGGATCTCCTGCCCCGATGGGGGCCGATGTGCGATTGCGATGGCTTTATGCGCGTCATTTTTTTGATACGCAAAATAGTGCCTATGACGTACAGGTGTTACAACAGTCTCCTAAGATAACGGGAACAACCGAGTCTATTGTTATGGGGGAGGCTTCTGCTGGTCTTGGTAGTTTTGTGATCGGAACAACTAAGCTCGGTGGAGAAAGTCAAGCTCTGTATGCTGATACAGATTTGATGGGATACGATAATACAAGTCAACTCAAATACACAAACAATGCCAGTGACGAACCATACACCTTTCGGAGAGTAATGTTACAGTACAAGCCGATAGGTCGAATGAGGCGGCGCAAGGTCGTAGGCGTGGAGTAAAATATAATGGCTAGTGGGTCTTTCGATTATTCATCCGATCCAAGGTTTCAAAAAGTTCGCCGCTCGGCACAGTTTGGGCTATACGACCAAGATGCACTCTCCCAAGCATTGCAAAATCCCGATTTGATGGGGATAGAGGGCTATGATCCAATGGAAGCCCTTCATTCTGTCGGGGATGTGGGTCGATTTGGTGATACTGGTCAGTTTTTTGATGAATACACTGCGGGACTAAGCAGTGCGATTGCTGCTGATCCGAGTGCGCGAGATCCCGGCTTTCAAGGAATGTCGTTTAGCGAGTTCCAGCGATTGTTCCCCGACAGGGCTAGGTCATATGCGCGTTCCGATGCGTATAACACCGCCTTAAACACTCCGAGTCCTGCCAATCCTGCCGCAGTGTCTTCGCCTGGATCTACGGCAAGTACGACTTCTACATGGGGGGCAGAGGATAGAGCAAGGGCCGAAGAAGATAAAAAAAGGCAAGAGAGGGATGAATTAGAGCGGCGGAGGCGAGAAGAAGAAGAGCGGAACAGGCAAGACGAAGAGCGGCGTAGGCAGGAGGAAGATGACAGGCGCAGGAGAGAGGAAGAAGACAGACGGAGAAGGGAGGACGAAGAGCGGCGGAGGCAAGAGGAAGAGCGGCGGAGGCAGCAAGACGAAGAGCGCATAAGAGAAGAGGAAAGGACAAGGCTGGCAGAAGGCTCCAGGGGAACAGCCAGTGGCCCCGAAGCACAGCCCGAAGTTGAAGTAACGGCTGCCCGTCCTGCCGTTGTCCACCAAGCAGAGGGGCCAAGCGTAGAGGCTTCTACGGCAACGGGTGGATACACCGACCAAGAGTTGCGTCAACAGCAGATGGACGCACAGAGAGAGGCTGTTGCATCGGCTGAAGAGGCAGCGGCAGAATCAGTTCGGGGTTTGCCTGCGCTACAAATAGCTGATCCGAATTTAAATATAGAGCTTGCAAAAGCCGAAGCACCTTCTGGCGGCCCAGATATTTCCGCATCTCCTTATATTTCGGACATATCCGATCCCGGCTTTAAAGATCCGACTATATCTGCATCTCCCTATGTAGCCGATATAAAAGATCCTGGCTTTAAAGATCCAAGTATGTTGGCTTCGGGAGACATTGAGTTTGATCCAGAATATTTTCAATATGAAAGTGATCTTGGAAATGTCTATTTAGATGCGTTGCGGCAAAGTCTTACTGGCGAAGGGGGTGTAGATCCGCAGGCAGCAGCACAGATGGCAGATCTTGAGGAGAGGCAGGCTAAAGACGAAGCACAGACCGTAGAAGACCTTCAGCGTTATGGTGTTTTACGGGGTGGTGGCGATACGGCTGATGTGCTTGGCGAGCTTCGTTCCGGCTATGGTCGCACTTATAAAGATATATTAGCAGATCAAGCCTATCGGCAAATGAACGATCCTCGTTATCAAGCGGCATTGGATTTGGCGGGATTAAAGTCAGATCGCTATATGTCTGGAGGGGAGGCAGTGGGGAGGATCGGAGGACAGGACACCCTTGAGGCAAGGCAGGCGCAGCAAGGTGCGATAGAGCGACAGGCAGGAATAACCTTAGAATCGCAGCAGGCTCAACAGCAAGCGAGAGAGGCAGCAGCACTGCGTGATTTGAGAGCGCAAGAGTCGCAACAGGGAGCTATAGAGCGGCAGGCGGGAATAACTTTAGAGTCGCAGATTGCTCAACAGCAGGCGAGGGAAGAAGCAGCACTGCGTGATTTGAGAGCGCAAGAGTCGCAACAGGGAGCTATAGAAAGAGAATCGGGGATAAGTGGGTTCCTGCGTGGGGCTCGCTCGCTGGAAGGTCGCCAGCAGGACATAGACGCTCAGTTTGGTAGAGCCGATAGGCAGTTAGAATCGGCTCGGGATCTTGCTTCGCAATACGATAGGGCAGCAGGTCTATCTCGGGATGATGTGCGATTGCAACAGGATGTGGCCGATAGGGGCTTGGCCCGAGGCTTGACGATAACTGAGCCGACTACACGCGAGCGATTTGAAGAAGGAGTGCGATCAGCCCAGGTTGCAGAGGGCTTGGCAGAGGCTGGTGTTACAGGTCGCTTCGAGGGTCGCGACACTCTCGAAAGAGATCGCATGGAAGAGGAGACTAAAAGGGTTAGTAACGAACTGGCAAACAAAGTAAGACTTGGCATTTTGGATGCCGAAAAATCAATCGCAATACAAGAGTTAATTAATTCTGGCGAGCTTGATTTAGCTCAAAAAGAGCTTGATGCCGTAGAATCCACACTAACATCCGAAGAGAAGCGGCAGACGGAAAGAGTAGAATCTGAAGAGAGGAAACAGACAGAAAGGGTGGAAGCAACTTCTCGGGATCTTCAGAACCAACTGGCTAATAATATTAATGCGGGCATCTTAGATGCTGAACAAGCGATTGCAATACAAGAATTGATTAATGAAGGCAGCTTAGACATAGCCCAGAAAGAACTTGATGCCGTAGAAGCAACGCTAACTTCGGAAGAGAAGCGGCAGACGGAAAGAGTAGGACAAGAAGACAAGGAGTCCCAACGCAGGGAGCGTCAGCTTAAATGGACGCTTGATAATGCGGTTGAGTTGGGGGAGATAAGCTCTGAGCAGGCTCAAAAAGTACAAGAGTTAATTAATGAGGGTCAGTTGGATCTTGCAACTGAAGAAACTACTCAATTAGGATTGACTCTTGCGTCTGAAGAAGCTATGCAGACGGAAAGAGTAGCACAAGAAGACAAGGAGTCCCAACGCAGAGAACGTCAGCTTAAATGGACGCTTGATAATGCGGTTGAGTTGGGGGAGATAAGCTCTGAGCAGGCATTGGGCGTACAGGAGTTAATTAATGAGGGTCAGTTAGACCTTGCAACAGAAGAAACTACTCAATTAGGATTGACTCTTGCATCTGAAGAAGCTATGCAGACGGAAAGGGTGGAAGCCTCTTCAACCGATTTAGCAGCGCAGTTAGAAAACAATATTGCTTTAGGTAATATTGACATGAATAAAGCTGTTGAAATACAGACGCTTATTAATGAGGGTCAGTTAGACCTTGCAACTGAAGAAACTACTCAATTAGGATTGACTCTTGCATCTGAAGAAGCTATGCAGACGGAAAGGGTAGGACAAGAAGAGCGGGAGTCCCAACGTAGGGAGCGTCAGCTTAAATGGACGCTTGATAATGCGGTTGAGTTGGGGCATATAAGCTCTGGGCAAGCTCAGAGAGTGCAAGAGCTAATTAATGAGGGTCAGTTAGACCTTGCAACTGAAGAAACTACTCAATTAGGATTGACTCTTGCATCTGAAGAAGCTATGCAGAAGGAAAGAGTAGCTGCCTCTTCAGCCGATCTAGCAGCGCAGTTAGAAAACAATATTGCTTTAGGTAATATTGACATGAGTAAGGCTTCTGAAATACAGACGCTTATTAATTCTGGCGAGCTTGAATTGGCCCAAAAAGAGCTTGAGGGCATAACGGCTACTCTTGAATCTGAAGAGAGGAAACAGACGGAAAGAGTAGGACAAGAAGACAAGGAGTCTCAACGTAGGGAACGTCAGCTTAAATGGACGCTTGAGAATGCAGTTGAGTTGGGACATATAAGTTCCGGGCAGGCTCAGAGAGTACAAGAGCTAATTAATGAGGGTCAGTTGGATCTTGCAACTGAAGAAACTACTCAATTAGGATTGACTCTTGCATCTGAAGAAGCTATGCAGACGGAAAGAGTAGAATCTGAAAAGGCCATGCAGACCGAGCGCATTGAGTCCGAAGAAGGCATGTTTAATAGTGAGTTAGAGTTACGGGAAGCTATCGCTACAGGAAAAATTGACGGTATGCCGACCCTTGATGCTATGGTTACTACCGCCAATATTCAAGGACAAATATCGGCGCAGAAGGCTGAAGGATTGGGCCAATTACTAGCATTGGTCAATGCGATTGAAGACGAAGGCTCAAGAAAAGCTATGATGGATAGAATAATACATCCAATGAATAGCTATTTGAAAACCGGGACAGATGGCTGGCATGATCTTAGGGCTGTATTTGAGGGGATGCTCAACGTAAATATGGGCGATTATCTCCCAAGAGAAGAAGATTAAGGAGGAATGAAATGGGATTTATAGCTGCGTTACCATACATAGCTATGGCATTAAAACAAGGTGCCGATATGTATGGGCAACACAAGGAGGGGTCGGCGTTAGAAGAAGCGCAAGAAAGACAGGAAGACGAGCAACGCCGCCTCGATGCTATTGCTATGTTTACAAAAAGGCCGCCTGGACAAGCAGGATTAAAATATGAAATGCCTAAAAGTGCTAGGATAGCCAATGTCGTTGGTTCTCTTGCCGACCTTGGAGGTCAGGTGGCTATGATGAAGGCTGGCGGTGGTGGGGGCGGCGGAGGTGCTGGAGGATCTTCAAGACTTGGGGGTTCCGTAGCCAATCCTGCGTCATTGCAGAAGGCTGCGGATCACTACACCAGCGGCTTTGGTCGAAGCTCTGCCCGTCAACCTCTTATCCAGAGATGGCGACCCACTTACACTAGATAGCAAGAGGTTCAAGATGGCATCACCATATGGAATGTTTTCGCTCGGGACTAATATTTCGGAACGTCCTCGTAATTACAAATACAAAGACGATGACGAAGATACGAGTGGGCCATATGTACCCTTGCTGGAAAGGGTGGCTCCGAGATTATATCAATCCACCAGAGAAGATATAAATTGGGTAAATAATCCTCCCAAGGGACACACTGTTGTTACAGGCAGGGGTCGAGATGAAAATGCTGCCATAGAAAGTGCCATAGCGGGAACGGACTCCCCGCTGGACACGCACATTGAAAAAGAAGGCAATGAATTTGTTGCGTATGCTCTCATCGAAGATAGCGTACTAGGCGGTAGACCCGAAGAAGCAATGCTGGACACCTATGAGCAGCCGGGGCTCGAACTGGAAGAAGAGGAAGAAGAAGAAGGTATTGCATGGGGGGCAATCGGTCCCGAAGCTGAAAATCGTATCTACAGGGACAGGGGAAGATTAAAGCGTAGGAGTCTTTCTCCAGAGTTACAGTTAGAAGAGCAAAAGAGGCAGGATGAAGCGTCTGCCACCCCTGGATTAGATCCTAACTTGCCAGATGAATTTTACCCTTCTGCCGCCTTAAGGGGCAAGTATCTTGAAGAAGATGAGGACCGTGCATTAGAAGACAAGTTGTTACAACTTAGCAGCGAGCCTAGTGTTACGGATAGCGGATTTGACCTTCCTGCTAAAACGGCTCCGGGGCTTAACATCCCTCCGTATATATCAGAAGAAGAGTTGGCAAAGATGCCTTTGTCGGAACGGATACGGTATAGGAAAAGTCGCCTTCGTTCCGTAGGTGCTGGAGAAAATTTGCCTTCAGACACTCCCACTGGAAAAACTAATGAAGAATTGCGCGAGCAGGTGCGCGTACAGGATCAAAGAGTAGCACCTCCGAGAGTAGCACCTCCGAGGCCAATAGAACCTATGGGGCAAGCCGAAACAAGGCTAATGCCAGATGACGTAGATAGCTTGCCTATGGACCTCGATGAAGATATGGCCCCGAGGAATAAATTGTTACAAGCGTTATCGGGGCTTGGTGGGGATATAGGCCGATGGGCCAAGGATAACCCCGAACTGGTCATGGCAGGCTTGCAGACGATAGGCGAGCTTGGTGGTCAATATAAGAGAAGTAGGCGAGAGCAGGAAGCATCGGACGCAGAAGACCAAGAGAGGCGCATGTCAACGGCTATCTCGGCTTTGACGAGGGGTCGTGTAACACCCGAGGTTGGCCGAAGGGCTCCTCGCACTACCACAGGCGAGGGTATATTTGATGTTATGGCAGGCATAGGCCGAGGGGGTCAGCAATTCTTAGAGGCGAAGCGAGGTCGGGACGAGCGCGAAGAAGCAATGGAGATGTATCGCGCAGATAGGACAAGGACGCAACGTATAGAGGACACGGAACGGGATCGCCGGACAAAAAGAGAAGATGCTAAAACGCAGCAAGAAATAGATCAGTTTAACAAAAATCTGGACCTTGAGCGATACAAGGCACAAACGGGTCGGATGAAAACAGAGGGTGAATTACTTGGAAATATCGGGAACCTTGCGCCCGATGAATCGGGCAATCTTAGTCCAGAACAAATGAGGCAGATAGATGCTGTCTTGACGCGCCTAGAAGAGCATAATGAAAACCCAGTATTTGGTACAACTTTGGGGCAGACGGGCATGGGTCCGGGCGTTGGAGATGTTGCAGCAAGGGCCATTGGCGAAGTTGCACCAACGGGAGGACAACGGGCAGCCGTATTAAACCCTCAGTATTTTGATAGACTTACTACAGAGATAGTCTTTAGAGTCTTAAAGCCTTTGTCTGAGGAAGGTCGCTTAACTAAAGATGATTTTGAAAACTTGAGAGACATGGCAGGTCGAGCAAGCGATGATATAAATCTCCGCAGGCGGTTGACAAAGAATATTCGTGAGGCACTTGAGACAAAGTTGAAACCTGTAGGTACTTATCCACGTTGGGGGCTTGGAGGCGGAAAAGCAGTTGGCGGCCAAGTCCAAGTAGAGGAGGAAGTTGGAGCGGATAACGATCCGCAAAATATAGAACTAACAGAAGCGCAAGAAGCATTGATATTTCTAGCGGACAATGGCGATGAAGAAGCCCTTGAAGAACTAAGGCGCATGGGTATACTCGGCAATTAATTCTAGGGGAATGATTAAATGGCATCACGTGGAGCATTGCAGGCTTTGCGCCGACTGCAAGAAAGGGAAGAATCTCGTAGTCGGCCAGCGCACGACTACGCTGGGCGCAAAGACCCACGACAGGCATTGAAGAGATTACGAGAACGAGAGGAAGAAAAGGAAAGGGGTTTCTTAGACAGGCTATGGCATGGGGAGCATGAAGAGGGAATTTTTGGTGGACACGCGCAGGGGGGTGCTATGGGCCTTGAGGAAGTGCCAGGACAGTTTGCGGAAATTGTATGGAGCCCCTACGAAAAAGGGATTAAGCCTTTAGCTCAAGCGGCTTATGGGGCTGGAAAGTGGGCTATTTCTGGAGATCCCAAGATTCGCCGCACAGCAGAAGGGGAAGTAATAGAAGAAGATCCAGAAGCTAAAATGGCAAAGCAGATGGCTTTCGATTATGCCCAATCCGTTGTTGATTTAACAAGTGGAAAGTCTATAAAGGAAGGGTATCCCGCAGAAGGCATAATGAACCTCGCAACTGGACTGTTTCCCACTCTCAAGGGAGCGCAGGCTGTAAGCAAGTTAGCTGGACTTTCTCCCAAGGTAACAAAAGCATTGGGAACGGGTGCGCGAGCAGCCGAGCTTGTTGCCGATCCTATGCAAGCTGGATATGCAGCAACAAAAGCCGTAGGCAGGAAGCTGGTCAAAGAGCCTATAAAAAAGAAATATGGAAAAGCGAGGAAATCATTAGAAGGCGAAGAAAAGACACCTGTCCGATCTCAGTTGGCTGAGAGTGTTGTTAGGTTTTTTACTAATTTACCCAAAGCTACTGCTACTAAATTGTTTGACTACGCCGCAGATGCCAACCTTAGAAACAAGATGATCGAAGGACGCAAAAAGCCAGACGAAGCCTATGCCAAGGCACAGCAAAAACTAAAACAGCATGTCCGTGACTTGCAAGAAGCTGCCTCGAAAGCCTATGGCGAAGCCATCGTCAGACTTGATGATGTTCAAAGGGAGGGGATGCTTCCACCATCCGAAAGCATAGTAGACATTGACATACGGAGCGATAGGGGAAGGGCTCTTGTAGACGAAATAGAAAATATCTTAAGCCAGCCTACCGCTGAAAATCCCAAAGGATTTGGCGCGAACCTCATGGTTGAAGTAGTGTCCAGGGGAGGTCGATTTGGCAGAAAAGAAACTGTTAGTACCATTCCCTATGCGAAGGTAATGGATGGATCTGAGGTTATTCCAGACGGAGCCACCTACAACATAAGAGTCAAGCATGGCGAGCGGGCTGTAACACCCAAAGAGCATAGGAAAAAGATAAACGAAGAGATTGAAAAAACACTTAATAAGAAAGACATGGGTGCTGAATACAAGGGCATCACCGTTGGCAACCTAATGGCTCGAATGGAGTTGTTTGACAATACGATAAAGAGCTTAACGAGAGAAGAAAGACCTTCTTCGGCTCTTGTGTCTAGGATGAGAGAGGCTCAAGCTACGGCACTGAAAAGAACTGTTGAAGAAGCCGGGGGCGATCTTTCGTATCTTGCTGAGTACAATCGCAGGAAGCTAGAGCTGGATCAAGTTGGAGAAGATTTTGGGGTAGACCAGCTTTCGCCTAAAACTGTTCAAAGGTCGGTTAATACAAAGATAGGAGCCGCTTTCGAGGAACCATCATCGCTCGATAAATTAGAAAGCATGGTTGGCCCAGAGTTGGTAGCAGAAATTACAGGGGCGCAGGCAAAAGAATGGCTTGGGGCAGGATTGCATGTTAAAGCGGAAATATCGGGGGTTCTCAGAGGGTTGGCAAGGCCAATTACAGTAGGTGCATTAGGCGCGGGGGTAGCAGTCACCGCTGGAACGACAGCACTGATGGCAGTGCCTTTGCTGGTGTTCTATTCGCCAAGGGCAACATCATTTTTGCTTACAAACCTTGATAGTGTGCCTCGAGTACGCAAGGCTATAACGGGTCGGACAGACATACCCATACCCAAAACCAAGGTTGCGGAGATGGTAGGATACGTGCGGAGAATGAATGAAAAGTTAGAAAATAAAGGAATAGGGGTGCGGAGCTTGGCAAGTAAGGGAATGACCTTGGGGCAACTAATAGAACGGTTACAAACTGAAGAAGAACAATAAAGGTAAATCATGGGAACTATAAGTCGTGTAACAACTTGGTCTACGGGCGATACTTTATCGGCTTCGGATCTCAATGGCGAGTTTGACAATATTCTTTCAACGGCTAACGGTAGCCTTAATGCTGACAACCTGGGTGTTACAGCGGGACAGGCTTCGGCTTCCAAGGCAATCGTCCTCGATAGTAACAAGGACTTTGCCAATGCCACTGGCTCCAATCAGATAAGAAACCTTACCCTGTCTGGGTCGCTGAAGATTGGCACGACTTTCCTGCCCGATGCCTCGGGAGGGGCTGATCTCGGTTCGACTACCCTGGAATGGGGCGATGTCTACGTAGCCGATGACAAATACCTTTATATGGGGTCCGATCAAAACATCAAGATCGGGTATGACGAGACTACTACCGACTCCCTTGCCATTTCCGCTATTGAGGGAGCAGGATTAGCTATCACCCTTCGTGCTGACGAGGGCGATGATGCCGGGGATGAGTGGAAGCTCAATGTAGCAGATGGGGGAACGATAACACTCGGCAACGATATTGCCAGCGCAGGCACTTTTGTTACACACCTCACCCTCACTCCCCATGCTACGGTTTCAAGTTCGACATTAGCTTTGGCCGGAGCCTTAACTGTTGCAGGGACCGCAGGCGTTACAGGCGTAGCAACGGTTGGAGGCTTGACTATAGGCTCTGCGGTAATCAACGAAGCTGACTTAGAGCAGATAGATGATCTAACCGCAGGCACCGTAACGGCGAGCAAGGCCGTGGTGGTGGATTCCAACAAAGACATTGGCACTTTTCGCAATATTACGATTGATGGAACTTTCTCGGACGGGAACTATACCTTTGATACCAGTGGCAATGTATCTGGCTTGGGAACTATTGGGTCTGGTGCGATAACAGCCACCGATACTACGGCTCCGCTTATCCTCAAATACGATGCGGGTGAGTACGTGACTCATGCGGTATCCAGCGCAGGGGTCTATTCTATCGCCACCACAGACGCTTCGAGCGATTCTGGTGCAATCACCCTGGATACTGTCGATTCGATCACCCTTGACTCCGATACGGCAAGCGAGGGCATCGTCTACGCCGATGGCGGGACCAATCTGCTGCGCGTTAGTAACAGTTCCAGCGATGTAATCTTCAAGCCCCTGGTCGATGCCAAAGACATTGTATTCCAGCAATACGATGGTAACGAGGTTTGCCGGATTGCCGACAATCGTCGCCTGTACTTCTACGATGAGGGTGGCGAGTATATCAGCAGTTCGGGGTCTGCTCTTACCCTCGCATCCGGTAGCGCAGCATGGGAGCTACCCGCCGCAGACGGATCGGACGGGCAAGTCCTTGAGACTGATGGATCGGGCAACTTGGATTGGGTGAGTCAGACCTCTGGTGCTACGCTGAGTGGAAGCACGGACAACACCGTTGTTACCGTAACAGGCAGCAATGCGATGCAGGGCGAGGCTAACCTCACCTTCGATGGCTCGACACTTGTGGTTACAGGATCTATAGACCTGTCTGCTGATATAGACGTAGACGGAACGCTTGAAGCAGACGCGATAACGCTTGGAGGAACTGCCCTTGGATCGCTTTACTCGCCCATTGCTGGCAGTAGTTCGATTGTTACCGTAGGCACCATAGGCACTGGAACATGGCAAGGTATCGCAGTGGCAAGTGCCTACCTCGATGCAGATACCGCACATCTTTCAACTACTCAGACGTTTACTGGCGATAAGACCTTTACGGGAACGGTTACTGTAGGCGTGGATGATACTGGGAAGGATGTAAAGTTCTTTGGCGCATCTGCTGGAGCGTTCATGCTCTATGATGAGTCTGCGGACACACTGGAAGTGCGCGGTCCATCTGCTGATGCGACTACATCAACGGGCAAGCTGAAGTTAACCACTGCTCTAACTGACATCAACGACAACGATGTACTGGGGCGTATCGACTTTGCTGCTCCACTGGAGGCTGGCGGGACCGATGCGATACTGGCTGGTGGAGCTATATGGGCAGAGGCCGAAGCTACTTTTACGAGCAGTGTAAATTCTACTGCGTTGGTCTTTGGTACGAATACTTCAGCGGCAGCCAGTGAGAGGATGCGGATTTCAAGCGCGGGTGTGGTATTAATACCCACTGTAAACGGTACGCCATCGCTGGATCTGGGCGGCGCAGGTACATCCAATGCTATGATTGCCACTCCTGAGTCGATGTATTTTTCCATCGACTCCAATAATGATCAGACTGACCGCGCCTATATTTTTGGGCATAATGCCAACACAACTGGCGCAACGGAATTGATGAAAATTCAAGAAGACGGCGCAGTCCTCTTGAATACCCCACAGATAGATATGCCCTCTCAGGCGGGTAAGACCACTAATATGGAGATCCGACAAAATTTAGACAGAGGGATTAAATTCACACACGCTAATGTTGCTCACGGTATCACTTCATATACAGATACAGATACGTTCGGGGAACTATCTATCGCGGATGGTAATGCGGGAGGAATGCACCTTTACGGTCTTACAGAGGGCGATAGGGCATTTCAAATAACAACCGTGGCAACAAGTTCTGACGATACCAAGAGTGCATCCGCAGATGGATCGGTCTATTTCGACCTTGCTGAAAAAAATGGTACTGACGCACACGCATATGACGCTAATGACAACTTGGTAGTTATTACAAACCGCACTTCTTGCAAGTGGATATGTGATGCGGATGGCGATATTCATTATGACGGCACGACCAACGCATCGGCGTGGGACGATCACGACGATGTTGGCCTTCTCAACACGTTCCGAAATCTAACTACAGGCAACAAGGCACAGGATGTATTCGGCCAGTTTGTGGACGAAAACGCCAAGGTGTTACACGACTCAGGCGTGATCACGATGAACAACGATGGGCATCATTTTGTTAGTACAAAGGGGCTGAATGCACTCATCATTGATACAATACGCCAAGAGGGGCAGAAGTGGCGTAAGGTTGTTGGAGATTATCAAGATAAACTTGCCGCACTCGAAGCGCGGCTATTAAGGTTGGAGGTTTAACAATGGCGGTACAGGGTACGATCTCAACAATGGGTGGATTGACAGCGACCAACGCATACTTGCGGATTTCAGACCTGACGGTCAAGAAGATCGTCAGCGATGGTGATGATAACAATAAATGGCAATTAGTTTACGGGGTTGATTGTTATGTAAATGCCTCTGCGCGTAACAGTGCTCCAGACACGCGATTGGCTGCGCCAGATGTAGATCGGTTTAAGATCGTAAGTGACACTGAGCCGAGCGATCCGATGAACGCAGCGTACGCAAATCTTAAGACCCAATCTTCAGTGTCTAATGTTTCGGACTTAGTGTGACCAACTGCCACCTCGCGTTTGCTATTTTAGCGAGTAGTATAGTCGCAGGTGCTGTGGCACTGGTGATGGCGGCATTGGTTACGGACAAGAAAAAGAA